AATTGATATTCAAACACATCAAGTTCTTCTTTGATTGCACCTGCAGGATAGAATACTTCTTTCTTGTGTATTTTAGAAGCAAGTAGTTCCATCAGTTGTTGTTTGCTGGATGCAGTGTATTTAAACCCATACATTGAATTAAAATGCTTCTGCAAATCTTCTGTGATAGCATCACCAACACCAGTTGAATCAATTACTATTGGTTTATTCTTATCAAGTTTAATAATCTGTTCCTTTGTTGACTTCCAATCCTTTTGAAATCGTTCATAATGTGCAACGCAACCATCAACATCAAGACCGATTATAACTGACCAGTCAAATGATTTCGCTAAATCAATTCCAAAATACATTGCTTCTTTATTTGATTGTTGTCTTACACAATCATTAATATGCTGACTGCCGAAAGGATTAGATGCATTTTCCATTGCATCTGCAAGATATTCTTGCTGGAATACTGCTGCTGGTATTTGATTCTGTGCATCAAGTATTTCGTGTTTGTCAATGTAAGGATTGTCAAAGGTTGTAAACTTAAATGATTCCCAGTCTGATTCACGTGAAACACCTTTTAAAAATAATGAATGAAAATAGTTTTTGCCTTTTGGCGTTGATAGGAACAATGCCTTACCGATGTAATCAGTTAATGTTGGTCTGATACTATTCAGCCAACCATCTTCAAGATTCGGAATGAATGATGCTTCATCAATCACAACCAAGTGAAATTTGCGACCTCGTAAAGAATCTAATCGTTCACCAGTAAAGAACATAACCTGACCATCATTAGGAAAGTTAATAATCAAATCTGATTTGTTGTTTTCAAATGGAACAACCTTTATTAATTGATTGAAGAATGTTTTGGCAAGTTGGTAAGTAGGTGTGATATAAGCAACTGTATTTCCGATTAATGCTGAATTAATAATTTCAATCTGTGATAATTCTGATTTACCGAATCTTCGACCACAACACACAACACGATATCTTGAAGTTGAATCAAGAATCTTTTGCTGGTTAATATGTGGTCTTGGTAATTCAATTCTCATAATTATGGAAATAAAGTATCATCATTATCTTGTTTCCAACTGTCTTTTGAATTATGAATGCCAATTGCCCAAATGACTGAAATTATTAATGATATTGATAATGATATAAGTATTTGAATCATAATATGGTTTTACCTTCTATGTAAACGATTTCAATTCTGTTATCTGTGGTGATTTGAGCCGTTTCCTTTGGCTTTCCGTACACACGTGTGAGTAATGTATCAATGGAATATAAACTGCCTTTTTCAAGCGATTTCTTCATTGCACCAGCAATTGTCTTTTCAAGTATTGTTGCTTGTGGATTTTTATAAACATCAGCAAGTTCATCAATAGTCATTTGAAGCATAACTTGAATAGTATCATTGATTTCTGCAATACGATATCCTGAATCACGAAGCAGCGTTGTAAACTTCTTTGGTCTGCCATTGGGATTCTGAACAACACCTTTTTTGAATTTATGTTTTTCTATGTTTTGTGGATTTGGCATCGCTATTGTTTCGCTATTTTTTTCAAATGAATATGCTTCAAAAATTGCACCTGATTTTTTATATCACCATAAATAATATGGCACTTTCTACATAATGCCATCAAGTTTTCAATTGTATCTTTATCTTCAGCACCACCCATCCCACGTGCATCAATGTGATGGATATCAACTGCTCTTGCGCCACATAATTCACACGGAATAAAATCTTGTTCACCATATCCAAAATGCTGGAAATATATTTTAGTGTGTTTTTTCATATGGCAATCCATTTCTTTTTATAACTAATGTTGAATCAAGTTTCATCATCCTATCAACTATAACTTGACAATACTTTTCATCTAATTCCATTCCGTAGCATTTACGATTCAATTGATGTGCAGCAACCATTGTTGAACCTGAACCTAAAAATAAATCTAATACTGTCATTCCTTCTTTGCTTGAATTATTTAAAGCATTTTCAATAAGCGGTATCGGCTTCATTGTTGGATGCAAGTCATTCTTTAATGTTCTCTGAAACTCCCATATATCTTCTTGCTTATACCTTTCACCATAAAAACAGCTTCCTGGCTGTCCATATATTATTGGTTCATACCGACTTTTATAATCCATATTTGATAAAGCTGCTTGGTTCTTCATCCAAATAATTATATTTTTCCACTTGTACCCTGCATCAATTAAACTATTTAAAAGTAGTTGTAATTCAGAATAAGCGAAACAGATATACCATGCTCCTTTATTAAACATAAAAAGGTTATTTAATACCCCTGCCATAAAATCTTTAAAATCATCCTCACTTAAAGAATCATTTTCTATCTCATCATGCTTTGTATTTGCCCCCTTGTGTCCATGTATTACAACTCCATCTTTAGTTGTATTACTTATCCTTTGCCCTTGAAAAGATACCCTGTACGGCGGGTCAGTAAATACCATATCAGCCTTTTGTCCGTTCATTAACTTTGCCACTTGGTCGCTATCTGTACTATCACCACAAAGCAAACGATGTTCCCCTATTTCTATTAAATCACCTAATACAAAATCAGATTTAATTTCATCAGGAATTTGATAATCATCTTCTTCTGCTTCAAGTTTAGTTTCTTCAAAGTTTGGAATATCCAAACCCCATTCTTCTAATTTATCAGCATCCCAGTTATTCGCTAAATCATCCCAATCCCATTCACCAAATCCAACATTATCTTTAATTACAAATTCATTCCTTTGTTCAACACTCCATTCATCTGCTAATGTAACCCAGTTTTCAGGTATCTCTTTATAATTTAATTCTTGCAATGCTTTTAAACGCATATTACCACCTAATGGATATAGTTTTCCATCAGTATCAGTTACACAAACGATTGGTCTTTTATCCATCATTTGTGGAAAATCCTTAATTGATTTTACAAGTTTTTGAAACTTATCATCTTTAATAATTCTTGGATTATTTGGATTTGATTTTAGTTTAGTTATTTTCATTTAAAAGTATTTATAAGCGATTTATCAATGTATTTTTCATTAATGTACCAATCTTCAAAAGCACCAAAAGAACATTGTACATCAGGCAGAATTAACGTATATCCTAAATCTTGCAGCACCTTTCTTGATGGTTCTACAAATGTTGAATCAAAATAAGAATCTGTTTCATATGTTATAATGCCAAATTCCTTTTTAGATTCCATAACACGAAGCAATGCTTTGTAAGTGTTCAATGGTGGTTCGATATCTAACTGAAGATAGTCAAAATACATTTGATTTAATTTAGAATAATCAAATGTCATTGCATCAGTAATGATTAACGGATTCTTGCGTTTCTCATTCCAAACATCTTTGTTTTGGCTGTCATTGTCAATGCTGATACCTAACCATCCATTTTCTTCAAGCAAGTATGTATTGTTAATATAAATTGGATGCGATGCACCTATTTCAAGATATGTGCCTTTCTTGTGATTCATCATATGATACACAAATACATCTTGGTTTGCTTGACTATACATTTACAATTGTTTCACGTGGCATTAATAATGAAGAACAAGTGTGATTTGGTGCTTGTTCCATTCTGTAAGTTAACCCTAATCCCATTGCAATCGTTGACCATGCCGAATAGCAACCAGTAAACATTACTGCATTTTTTATCAAATATGCACCTTCTAAAAAATCACACGAAAAATATTTAATATCAGTTCCAAACTTTTGATTAAACAAAAGATATTCATCAGGATATCCAATAAAAAATACTTCATCTGCAATTGTTCTTAAATATGCAACTTCTTTTGACCAATCAAAATTTGGGTCAGCATAATTTGTTGTGCGATTAATTACTGCATATTTAATTCCATTTAGCATAACTTGGTTATCAGGCAAAGTTAACCAGCCATCTTTCCAAGAATTATCTATTGGTATGTTTTGTCCTTTAAAATGTGCTTCAACTAAATTTTGATGATGTCCAGCATGAACACGAAACTTATCTAAATCTATTGCATCCCCAAACTTATAATCAGACCATTCAACTGAATCAATATAATCTTGTACTTCAATTAACTTCTTGATTGATTCATATCGTTGTTTATGAAATGAATGAATGATTAGTTTACCACCACCCATTGCTTTAATTGTTGGAAGTGAAAACACGATGTCACCAGTTGCACCTCCGTGAGTAAAAATGTTCATATTGTTTTTGAATTATAATATCTGTAAATAGTTGTAATCATTTCGCAAATACAAGCAGTACAATTATCGTTGTAGTGGAAATGTGGATGCTCTACACGATATGCATCAGCAACTTCTTTTCTGATATGTGGGTGAAAGTTAACAAGTTCACCAGTCTTTTCAAACATATCATAAATGTGTTTATGAAGCAATAAGGTCTGCAAATGCTTTTCTTCTGGAAGTGTTAACATCGAAGATGTTGTATTTTGTTTTTGCCCATTGATAGATTTTTTCGCCATATTCTTTTCTGATTTCAGGATTATTTATTAACAAATTTAAATGTTTATTCCAATCAGTTTGATTATGCACCCAAAATACTGGTGCATCAATGTCATTAATGTATGGTTCTACTGCTGAACAGATTACTGGTATTTTCTTTGTAGCTGCTTCTAATAGTTTAAGATTTGATTTACCAGCAGCCCAATCAGATGATAATAATGGCACAAGCATAATATCTGCATTGCTGTACATATTCATATACTTATCAGGTGAAGTTCCTTTTAAAATTTCGTGTGGCAATTGTTTTGATGCAGTAAAATATGAAACCATTTTATCCCAAATGAATTTTGAGATATCATTTGAATCATCATAACCACCGATTACCATTTGAATCTTGTGCTGATGCGTTTTTAATTTCCTGATAGGATTTTTTAAAATTTCCATATCAGCTTCGTGAGTAACACCACCACACCAAAAGATTCTTACTTTGTCACAATTATTCTTATTATCGTGATACTGATGCTCACCAAATGGAATAGCATTAGGAAAGACTTGCACGTTTGAATTATAAGGTCTTATTCTGTTTGCCAGTCTTTCGTGTGTACAAGTAACTAAATCAGCATCTCGCAGATTCTTTTCAATTCTTGAATTTAATTCTTGATAATCATAATAGTTAATATGGTTGCTTGGTAATATCCAATCATCATCCATATCAACAACTATCTTGCAGCCAATCTGCTTACGTACTTCATCAAAATTATTATCGTACTGGCTAATTCGATTGAACAATAAAATATCCCACTTTTGCGTTAATACATCATCTGTTGGAATATTAGTTACAAATCCACTTACATCGTTCATAAATCCAAGTGGCAGCACCACACGGTGAAAGCCACAACCTGAATGTGGATGTGATAAACCTAATATCTTCATTTTATGATTTTTTTATTGCAACATAAGTTGATTCGTACCAGCCAAAATATTCATCTTCAAATATATTTTCTATTCTAAAATTATTCCAGTCTATTTCAATTTC